TAACCAACCAACCTTTAGTAATTTATTACTGAAGCGTTAACTTCACAATTAATCACTAATGACTATTGAATCTAAATTGAAACAGCAGTCCATGGTTAAGTCGGTCTTATCCACCGCTCTTGAGGGTTTGCAAAAAGCCTGCCAAGAAAAAGGATTTCATGGAGACGTATGCGTCCGCAGTGAAGATGTTTTACCAGTCTTTAACTGTAAGAGCCTTAGGGTTCTCGTTGAAACAAAATCGGTAAACGATGTTACGCGAATTGTTAACAAGATTCGGCAGAAACAGAAAAAACACCTTAAATTGAAACCCTCGGATTGGGAGTTCCTCAAGTACCGCAAGGTTCTTGAGATGCTCATACGCTTGCGCAGAGCACTTGATCCCATTCGGGAGTTGTTTCTAATTTATGGTTTCGGTCAGAATAGCGATAAGGGCAGGAAAGCCCTCGCACGGTCATGGCAGAGATTTATTCTCGCCTGTACCGAGTGTGCCATTAAGGACGAACTGGAGATCACCCTGAAGCATGACTTTCAAGTCATGCTTGCCCTAGGATGCGATAAGCCTGTTAGCTCAGGTTACCGTTTATTTCGTGGGCATATGCGGCGCATCATTAATTTGAGAGCCGCGGCCATGAATTCCGGCGAGACAAAGTCTGCCAGTTTCCTAAGATCCATTTATGAATCAAAGAGACACTGGGAGAGACTCTCGCGGAAATATTGGTTGAAGGCACGGGAGAAGCACAGGGAACTGTTAACCACACCGGCAGTCTCAACTAGTGAGGCTATCGATTGGGTCTACAAAGCGGTTGATTTAATCATACCGTTTGGGACGAAATTTTGTCCTGGTTCCTGTGTGCCTACCTATGGTGCCTCATACCAGAGTTCCCGCAAACACGGGGGAAATCATGGTTTCTGCTCAATTGAGCAGGAGATCCCATTAGGGCAGTTGGGTTTGTCTGAGAAGTACAACCTTGAGCAACAAAGCAAATGCTATGTTAACGCTTACCTTGGTAGCGAAAAGCTCGTGGCTGAGTTCCAGGCAATTCCTGAGCCGGGCAAGTTTAGAGTTATCACAAAAGGTGATACAAACTCTTATACCGCCCTCCGGCCTCTCCAGAAGTTCCTCCTCCGTCGGTGGAAAGGGTTCGTTATGAACACTATGTCCGCCGACTTCGAGGATCGTCTACATAAACGTATGACCGCTGAAGATGCCCCTAAGGGCACAAAATATGAGGAATATATGCACCTGTATACCCACTTTTGTAGTGGGGATTACAGCGATGCTACGGATGCGATGCACAGAGATGCCACAAAGGCGTGCATCGACAGAATTCTTTTCAACCTCGATTACCCGGCCAGTCATGTACTGGCAGGATCCAAGAGAAATATCTCTGGAAATGAGATGCGTATAATGCTTGAGGACCTTTGTGAATCAATCACAGATCCCCACATTGTGTACGAATTGGGTGACACCCCAGGAAAGACCTGTAGAGGTCAACTGATGGGTCACCCGATCTCATTCCCGCTATTGTGTCTCATTAACTTGTCCACTTTTATGAGGACGTTCGGTTATGAGACGATTAGAGAGATAAGGGCCCATCCATCCTTCATTAACGGGGATGACATCCTTTTCAAGGGTGACATCCTGAGTTATGAGAGGTGGAGGGCTAACTCTGGTGAGGTTGGGCTGGTAGTTAATGAGGTGAAAACTTACTTTCACAAGAAGTATTATCTCATAAACTCCATCCTTGGAAAAGGCGGAAAGACAGTCGAGTATCTGAATACCGCTGTTGCTCATGGGGTCTCAATAAGTGGAGAACCCATTCGGTCACTCCAGGGTGCGTCACAAATTTGGAACATGTTAAACTCCTACCATCATGGTAAGGAGAAACTCTGCTCCTCGTATGTGAGATCACTTTCAAGGAAGATACCGAAGCTCAAGATAAGGGGGAGCCCTTACAGTCCAGCCTTCTTTGTATCGAAGGAGCTGGGCGGTTTGGGACTCACCCCTAATCGTCCTGTGAAACTGCACACCAACCAGAGGAAGGTGGCAACTTACCTTTGGGAACACCCCGGTCCACTCATCTCAGAGAGGATAGGGGCGCTTCCAACATCCTGTGTGGATGCCATGCGTAAGTTCAACAGGATTAAGCCGAGTACGGTCAGAATTCTCGAGGAGGGTCCCCTCAAAAAAGGTGGGGACCCGGAGCCTTACGATAACATGTATCTCAACATGTGTCAGATCTCCACCGCCTACAAAAGGAATCTAAAGGTCTATGACCCCGAGCTTTATCAACTCCGTTTTGCCCTCAATGGGCTTAAAGAGTATCAGAAATCTCAAAAGAATTTCCTCAAAACTGCCTTTATACTCCATCCCCCTCCTCACCGTAAGGTGATTTGGGGAGGATTTTGAGTGAAAGACAATCGCGTAAGTAGGGATCAGACGTGGAGATGTCTATAAATAAACAAGGTCCAATCGCAAGGACATAAATAAGTGCCCTCCCATGCAGGGAGGCTAAATAATTGCCTATAGGGGGCCTATCTCTAGGCCCCCCATAGACTGCCTTAACCGGCAAGGTCAGCCCTATCGGGCATGGGGTCCATTCCCCAACACGCCAAAACGGTGCCTACTATGACCAGGCTTAATACTTCCGTACTAAGGAACCATATTGGTTCTGGAACGTCGACAGACTGCACGGCATGCGGATAAAATAGAAATTAAATCCGAGGAATGGATGGACAGTCGGCAGAAGCAAACTGCGGATCCCATATAAATGCAAAGAAATAGAAAATCAAGGAAAAATCCTCGACGAAAGAGAGTGGTTGCCCCACGGAAATCAAATAGATCTCCGGGGACAAATGGCAACCTGGCCCAACAACATAGGGCCCTCACAAATGCAGCGCTCCGGATTCAGAATCCCTTCAGTCCTAATTCAAGGACCGCAAAGATTCCGACCGATGGGTGCTGTGCCACCGTTTCACTTTCAACACCCCAAACTAGGGTGGTGACGTCATCCACCGATGCCACAAGTGGCGTCCGGTACTTATGTATACGGTACAGTCCAAGTCTTGTTAAACAATTCTCGAACTGTACGATGAATGACGATAAGGTGACTGTGGCGACCGCAGCCCCATCAGTCTGGTACACCGACCTCGGAGAGGCCGAAAGTTACAGAGTGGTGGGAGCGGCGTGCCGTATTACATACACAGGTCCCCCCCTGACGGCTTCTGGCCGAATCAGGATATGGAGACTCTGTGGTGCGGATATGGAGACCGGAATAGGAGGGGCATGGCCCAAATCCTTCGGTTCTACAGGTCCGGAGTTCTACGACTACAGCTGCGCTGAATTAAGCAAAGGGGTAACGGTGTTCTTATACCGTATGGACCCCCAGTCAAAAGTCTTTGAGGACATTTCCTCATTAGAGCTTGGTGACTGTTGGCAGGGCTTTCAATTGATGGCCCTGGGCTTAGATGCCAGTGCCTCCTTCGTCTTAGACTGGAGGCAGACCATTGAGTATACTCCCAAATGTGGGACGCTTTCTGCTCAGATCGCGTCCTCAACCCCAGCGTCTAACCCGGCCTTGGACAAAGTCCTCGGTCTTACGAGTCAGACAATGAAGGTTGTCAATGGACCTATTCAAAAGGTCCTTGAATGGGGGCAATCGCACATCGGCAAGGTGGCTGGGCAACTGATCAAGTCAGGAGCCCAGTCCGCTCTTAAAGCCGGTACGCAATATGCGCTTAACACAGCAATGGATTCCATCATCTCCTCTTTGGAGACCGATGTAGGGGCTCTCATGTTAATATGAGAGTGCCAATCTCTTTCTGGATTTCGGACCCGAAAGGTCCTAATCAAAAACTTGTTCCGTGCCAGTATATAGGAGTACTGGTCAATCAACAACCTGCGTCTCACATGATAATTCCTACCATGTGAGGGTAGCAACCACCCTTACGAGTAAAGACGATCACCACCCGAAGAGGAGGTGTGATTGAAAGTATATGTTGACGGTTTCATCCGGAC